CTTGGTGCCGCCCTGCGGGTGCTCGGCGAAGGTCAGGGAAAGCCCAATCTGCTTGGCGTCATCCTCGAACCGGCGGAACACGTACCGGTCATAGGCCACCAGCCCGATGGCGTAGTCCTGGTCGTAGTCGGCCAGCGTCTGCGCCACATGCCGGAAGCTGATCGTCTTGCCCTTCGGCGCGTGCAGGTGGCCTGCATCGATCCACGTCCGATAGGGCAGCTTGTCCTTCAACTCGCGCGCGTCCACCGTGTCGCCGGGCGTCCAAGCCTCAATCCAGGCATCAAACGTCGGCTTCTCGACTACGCGCTCCTCCCCCTCCACCATGACGGTCACCGGCACGCTGCCGGTCTGGACGACGAACGCCGCGGCGGTCAGGTCGCGCACCTGCGAGAGGTCCAGGCCGCCGAACACCTGCTTCCCGTGATGCTCGGCGATATCGAAGTCGGCCAAGGCCGGCTCCAGCGTCGCGCGGGTCATCCATGCGGTTTCCGCATCAGTCCAGACGCAGAAGTGCAGGCGAAGCACGCCATTCAACTGGCCGGGGATCGCCTTGGCCTGGTGAACAATGTCCCCCAGCGTCTCCTCGGTGATGGTGATCCCGAGCAACGGGTTCGCCTTGGCCCAGCACGACGGATCTTCCAGCGGGTCGTCGCCCTCATCGAGCGCGCAAACGTAGCTGAAAGTGCGGTCGTCCAACGGCTCGCCAACAAAGGTCGGGTCGTTGACCGCCTCAGTGTGGCCGGCGGCCACTTTTACCGCGTGCTCGTGCTCTTCCCAGCACACCGAGTTCCGGTCGCTGCCGGAGTTGGTAATCATGAACAGCAGCGGTTGACGGCGAAACTTGAAGCCGCGCTCCAGCATCTCGATGGACTTGCGGTCCGGAAGCTCGTGTACCTCGTCGGCCAACACGAAATAGGGGCGCGGACCGGAACCGGTCTTGCCCGTATCGCGCGACACCGGCCGGAAGAAGCTGCCGCTCTTGTGGTGCGCGATGTTGTACTCCTTGCCCGCGCCACCGGAGAACTCCAGTCGCTTCTCCAGCGCCTTGGACGCCTTCACCATCTTCACCGCGTCCGCGAACAGGATGCCGGCCTGCTCCTTCTTTGCCGCAGCGGCGTAGATCTGCGCGCCGGCCTCTCCGTCCGAGGTCATGCCATACAGGCCGATGCCGCCGGCCATCGGCGATTTGCCGTTGCCTTTCCCCATCTCGATGTAGGCGCGCCGGAAGCGGCGGAAGCCGTCGGCCTTCTTCCATCCGAACAACGAGCCCAGGATGAACGCCTGCGACGGGTGCAGCTGAAACGCCTTTCCCTCGAACTGTCCTTCGGAAAGGCGCAGGATCGTCTCGAAGTACTCGTAAACCCGTTCCGCGGCGGCGCGGTCGAAGTGCAGCCCACGCTCGTGCCCGTCCTGCAGGTCTTTCAGGTGCCGCCGGCACGCGTTCCGGACGTGCGGACCAGCGATGATCCGGCCGGCAACGACATCCTCCGCGTAGGCCGTGGCCCGGTCAGAAGAACTTTTCGTCCGGGTCGTCGTCCTCGCCTTCGCCATGATTCACTTTCGTCTCGTCCACGGGCGTGGCTCCCAGCTTCGACAGAAGCGAGCCCAGCGCCTGCATTGCCGATACCCCCATCTCGGGATCGGTTTCCATGCGAGCACCCAAGATGCAGACCTGGCGCAGCAGCAGGCGGTGGCCTGCGTGCAGCCAAGGCATGTTCTCGACCTGCTCGCGCCACACCGCGATCTGCTCCTTCGTCATCCCCTTGTACGGGGGACCGATGGGCCGCGCCTTCTTCGGCGTCTTGCGGTCCTTGTGCCGTTTCGGGTTCTTTGCCGCCGCGCCGGAGACCTTCGCCTTCGCCGCCGGAGTCCTTGGGTTCGCCATGAATCGCCCCTCTGCTGGGGTCGTCTTTCCAACTGTGGATGCGCGAAGAAAGGGGGGCGCACGTATCGCGAGCCGTTCAGGCTCAGACTTTTGCCTCCCCCTCCCCTTTCGTTCAGGTTTCTGTGGATATGTCGGTCTGCCGCCCATCCCCTACCGGAGCGGCCACCCATCAGCGTCGCAGCCCACGACCACGCTCTCCGCGTTCCCGAAGCCTCCATCCTCGCGGGCCGTCTTGCGGCTATGGCACCCGATGCATAGGGTCCGCAGGTTCGATGGATCGTTGTTGTTCGGGTCGCCGTCCTCGTGGTCTACGTGCGCCTGGCCCTTGCCGAACACCAGCGCACCGCACGCCTTCTCCTGGCACCGGTACATATCGCGGATCAGGATCGTCTCGCGCAGGCGGCGCCATGCCCGGCTGTTGGTCGGCAGCGCGCGCTTGGCCTGCCTGTTTCCTGCCAGCCCTTTGCCGGCCATCAGTACGGGTTCCCGTCCAGGTCCACGCGCTGGGCCGGCTGTTCCTGCTCGTCGTCAACCGGGTGGCCGGTCTCTTCGCCGAGTAGCTGGGCCACTGACTGCACCAGCAGGCCCACATGGGTCGCCAGCTCGCCCACCTGCTTGCCCTGCTCCTCGATGGCGGTCACCAGCCTATCGATCCGCGCATCGGCGCAGGATCGGGACTGTTCGGCCAGTGCAGCTATCGACGCGGCACGGGCTGCGACTTCTGCAACGATGCGGCCCTGCAGCTCCTGGGTGATCGCCAGCAGCTCCAGCGAGGTCGGCACCTTCACCGGATGCGCCTTGTCGTTGTCCATCACGTCCTCCCGCGCCGCCGGCGCTCAACTCGCACGACCAGGCCGCGCCGTATCCACCACTCCACCCGCTGCCAGTCCGGCTCCAGGCCGGTCGCCCCGGCGAACCACACCACCGCGCGCAGATACCAGCGCACCCACCAGCGCCAGCCGATGGATGCTGTGACTGTCTCCGACATCAGAACTCCTCCACCGCCCAGCCACCGCCGTCCCGCTTGGGCTTGGCCTTCACCGCGATGAACCGGAACGGGTACTGATCGGCCGCGATCTTGATCTTCGCCCTGGCGTCGTCCTGCCAGAACCCCTTTACTTCGCGCATCTCCATCACCCCGTCGGCAGCCATCACGGCAAAGTCCGGGGTGAAGAAGGTGTTGTCGGCCAGCCGCAGCTTGATGCCCTCGAACCGGAACCACAGGATTTCCCCCGCGTGCTGCAGCGCGCGCAGGTGCTCCGCATACGCCGCCTCGGTCTGGTTCATCTTCCCGGCCTTGAGCCGGCCGAGCGCGAGGTGACCACCGCCCGCCTTGCGCTTCACCGGTCGGGAACCTCGATGGCACAGCCAGCGGCTACGACCGCGCGCCGGGTGTCGATCAGTTCCCGCTGGAGCCAGCCGATCCATGCGTCGGCGCGGTCGCCGGCTGCAACAAGATGCGTCGCGCCTGCCCACCGAAGTTCGGCGGCAGCATCTTGTCCTCGGGCAAGGCCCGCAGCTCCACCGGCGCCGGCTCCGGGCGAACCACAGGACCACTCCGGCCGCAGCTGCACAGAACCGCGGCGCAGAGCAGCGGCAAGATCACGTTCGGCACGGTTCGCATCGTTGATGGCCTTCTGGTAACGAGTGTCGTTCGCCTGCCGGGCTGCGGCCAGGGCGGTGGATGCAGCGCGCGCCTTGGCGGCAACGGCGGCGGTGGCTTCGGCCAGCTGCTGCAGCGTTGCGGCGTGCTTGGCGTTCTCGGCCGCGCGCGCCTGGACCTCGGCTTGGTACTCGCCGCGCCAGTGCGAACCGCCCCAGCGGTAGCCCAGCGCCACCAGCGCGACGGCCAGAGCCACCACGAGACCCCATCGGATCAGGTTGGCGTAGGGACGTAGCGGATCGAGCCGGGCAAGGAGGTCGGCACGGTTCATCCGAAGAATCCTCCCCACCACAGCAGCGCGGCACCCAGCGCCACTCCGACGAGGGAAAGGTTCGCGTTGTACGTGCCGGTCTTGGGCTTCCCGTGCCTGGCAATGTCCGCGCCGAGCGAGACACCGATCAGCACCAGCCAGATGATTTGCGGAGCGCCCATGGTCAACCCTCCCCCACGCCGGTAGCGAGGCTGCCCGGGGCCACGTCGCTGGTGATTCCGCCGGTCCGCACGGCATTGGTGATGTGGCCCACGACGGCACCGGGGTGATCGTTACGGTGTTGCATGTCCGTCTCCTTGTTCGGCCACGCACTTGGCATGGCGCTCCTGTTGTCGGGTCCAGACGCCCTTGCAGCCCTTCGGCCCCCAGCTCTGGGGGAGCGAGCAATCCCGGCCGCCCTGCTTCCTCCATGCCAGCAGCGCATCGCACGCCGCGCGGTAGTGGAACGCCTGGCCGGCGGGCGTCTTGGCCTCCACGGTCGCCAGCAGATGCCGGCGCATGCTCGACTGCCGCCAGTTGCCGATCCCGTACTGGCCGATGAAGTCCACGTACAGGTCGAACTCGCCCTGGGTCAGGGACACGCCGGGGATGGATGCCTTGA